CATCTTCACTTGTTGAGATTAATACTTTGTTATCATCAATTGTTGCCCCTGTTAAATCACTGGCAGCTTCTACACCAATATCATCGATTCCAAGAGAGAGTGTACCATTTTGAAATTCCTTAATGATTTCTGCAGCACCGTCATCTGCATAAAGGGTTGCTTCTGCAAGTTCAACTGAAAGCTCCGCACTAATTGCTTTTGCTAGAGGAATAGGGGTATCATAGGTTTCATCACCGTTTGTATCTTCTGTTATTTTTGCATAATAAAGTCTATCAAGACCGATTGTTGCCATATGTTAATCCTCCTTATCCAACTTAAATTTATATGATTTTGCTACATCTAGAGCATAGTGGTGATATCCAGTATCGTCCTCATGCCCTAAATATCTCATATCAGTTATTGTAAAACCCGCACCTAAAAGGGTACGGGTTAGTGTGTTTTTAATCTTTATATAATTTCCTTTAGAAAATAAGGAAAGTCTTAATTCTTGTACTTCATACTCTGGAAGATTATCTGCATAAACCTCAAATAAATCTACAAGAGGAGTTGCAACAAGATAGATATCGGGAGGGTTATCTGAAAATACTCCTGTTTCTATGGGAATGTCACATATGTTTGAGAGAGTATTTATTTCACTTAGAATACTCATATGTTTTTTACCTCCCGATCAAATCTTTCCCTCATAGCATCAATACAAGGTTTTCTCGAAGTTCTTCTAGCAGGCTTCAAAAATGGCTTTGCTGGTTGATTAGATTTTCCATACTCAAGGATATTTGCAATTTTAGCATTACTATCGCCATCTTTTCTTGGCTCTTTAAAACCTACCTTTACATTATGGTTTCCATTTCTATCTAATAGAGCAGGGGAGAGACCGAGGGAGGATACAAGTTCCCCAGTAGAGCGACTTTTTACTTTTGTTCCTTTTCCAATGGAGGACTTAAGATTAGATTTTACGTGTTCGAGGACAACTTCACCACCAGACTCAAGTACCTTAGGGATAATTTCATCCGTTTTATCACCAAGTTTTGAAATCTTCAATAGAAAATCTTCAGGCATTCTCATAGACACTTTAGCCATCTGATACCACCACCTTTTTTGCTAGAACTTCAACATACATTCCACGGTTTTTTATGTCCTCTACACTTATAATTTCATAACGGTCACCACTACAGCCAATTATCATCTTTGATGTAATATCCACATCTGGGATTTTACGAAACCTAAAAAGGGCACTAGCTTCTGAAAACAAGGCTCTGTTTGCCCATTTTTCACTAGCATGCCTTTCTTCTTTATAAGCTCTTATGGTGGCTAGGATATTATCATTAACCTTACTAAATCCTTCATCATCTTTAATTCTTTCAACAAGAATAATATCTATAAAAGTATTGATTTTTCCAAGTCCCATAACCTACACCTTCCAATCCTTATCAAGGCGTAAAAGATTATTAATCGTTTCTCTTGCTTGCTGACCTGCAATAGCGGTATCAGCAAAGAAGCCACCTGTACTACCATCACGGCTTTCATAAAAGTGAGAGGATAGCATAATGATAGCTTGCTCAGTGACTGGAGACATTGTGTTTTCACTGTAGTATCCTTCTTTTAAATGTTGATAGCTCTCAGCATAGGATATAGCGGCGTCAATATACATTTCCAAAAGCTCATCATCTTTATCGTGTTCAAGTATTAGATTTGCTTTAACTTTTTCAATTAGTGTCATTAGCCGCCACCATCCTTTCTTTATGGAGTATCATCTACCATTAGCCCTGCAGTTTTTAACTTAGAAAGCAGAGCATTAAAATCTGTGACTAAATCTTCTATTGTAGTAGCAGTGCTTTCAGATTGGTTTTCAATAAGAGAGAGGCCAACTACTGTGGCCTCATCCTTAATTTCCAATGTACCGCCTATAACGGTTTTCTCTCCGCCTTGTTCCGTATAATTTTTAGTATTATAACTCATCTATTTACACCCCTCATTAAGCTTTTTGCTGTAGGACTTTAATTGCTTCTGGAAGGATAAGTTTTCCGTCCACCCTTTGGCTACCTAAGAAACCTACTTGACCGCTAGTTGCAAAAAGCTCATTTAGTCTTTTGAAAGAGCGACCTTGTCTGTCAGCAATCCAGTAGTATCCAAAATCACCAAAGGCGATGGTCTTAGCACCAGCCTCAAGAATAGGAGCATAAGCAGATGTATATACTGGACGATTAAGCAAAGTATCTGGTGTTCCTGCTGTAAGTGATGGCTGCCATAAATATTGACCTTGACCGTCCTTTAATTTACGAATAGCCTTTATAGTTGCATCATTCATGATAAAAGACGCATTTTTTCTATAAGGAGCTTTAAGAGAATATACTAAATCAATAATCTCATCTGCTGTAATTGCAGTAGCAGAGCCAGCTGTTATTCCAAGTTCAGCACCACCTGTAGCATTAAAGATCCCTGTAGGTTTTCCAATCCCATCGCCAACTAGGAAAGCTTCTTCTTCCTTAGCACCGATTCTTCTTGCAAACTCAGTAGAGATATAGCTTTCAATGTTAAATATACTGTCATTCAAAAGTTCATCAGATACTTTAATCATAGTGCCTAGCTTATAAGCTCCGATGGAAGTTTGCCCAAATACAGAATCACTTTCTTCATATTCTTCGCCTTCATCAAGCCAAGATGCAGTTCCTTTAGTCACTACAACAGGGATCTTTTTGTCGCCGCTTGAGGTTTGGATGACTTTAGCAAGTTTACGGAAGATATTCTCTTCTTCAAGGGTTTGAATTAAAGTTCTTTCAAATTCATCGGGAACAAGGTAACCTCCTTCTGTATCATCACCTATGGATAGAGAATTAAATACTTCTGACTTTGGATTTTTGGTTCTCATAACATTCCAGAAGGCTTTCTTATACTCATCAGATGCACGACCTTCTTTTATTTCCCCCATACCGTTGTTAGGTTTATTAGAGAGGGGAGTGGAAGTAGGCTTTGATAGTTCTAAATCGAGAACGGCTTGTTTTTCTAACCTGTCTATCTCTTTACCTAAATCAACTACATCTTGTTCCATTCTTTCATAGGTAGCAGTATCTTCAGCTGAAACAAGCCCTTTGTCATCTCTTCTTGCATCTAAAAAAGCTTTGGCACTTTCCCAAAGCTTCGCTCTTTTTTCTCTTAATTCTAATATTTTATTCATTGAATATACCTCCATTTATTTAATTAGATTTAATCTTGTACTTAGTTCTTTATAGGAAGTGCCAGCAGGTGGCTTTTCCTTTTTGGGTAGTTTACTTAATATAGAATTGACAGCTACCATATTACTGAAAGCTAATCCTTCAAGGTTTTTATCTTCATCACCCTGTGCAAACATTATTTTATCTGCAAACCCTAAGTCCACAGCCTTTCTAGCATTGAACCAGGTTTCCTCATCCATAAGATGAGAGAGTTCATTCCTTGGTATGCTAGTTTTTAACTCATAAGCATTAATGATGCTTTCTTTAACTTCTGATAGCATTGCTTTGGCTTTTTCCATTTCACTTGCATCGCCAAAGGCAATAGTCAACGGATTATGGATCATCATTAGACCTGTAGGTGAAATTTGTACTTCAGTACCAGCCATAGCAATAACGGATGCCGCACTAGCTGCAATTCCATCAATCTTAACTGTGACGTTGCCTTTATAATCCATTAACATATTGTAGATTTGACTAGCAGCAATGCAGTCGCCACCAGGGGAATTAATCCAAACAACAATATCTCCAGATTCACTATTTAATTCATCTTTAAATAGTTTAGGTGTGATTTCATCTCCATACCAAGTTTCATCAGATATCACACCATTTAAAAATAAAGTCCTTTCATCATCATTCTTTATCCAGTTCCAAAACTTCTTTATTTTCATCACCTCCAGTGTTTTTATTCGCATAAGCACCAACATCTTTAAGCTTTAGCATATTGCCATTGACCATGTATGTGTTTCCACCTTCATCAGAGGGTATAGGGTTCATGTTTTCTAAACTCCTTACATCGTTAGGAGACATAAATCCATTTTGAATGCCGATAGAATAACCTCTCATTCTTGATTCATAGTCCCCACGAAGAAGGCCTTCAACTAAGAAACTAACAAAGTACTTGTGCCTTTCTTCCTCAGAAAACAAGGCTTTATTAATAGATTGCTCTATTCTAACAAGCCAAGGTCTTATAGTATGAACTACAAAGCTTATAGATTGATGTTCAATATTTGAAAAAGTAGCTCTTTCTAAATCACCAACTAAATGGGGAGGGACTCTAAATATTCGACAAATTTCCTCAGTTTGATATTTCCTTGTTTCTAAAAACTGTGCCTGTTCTGGTGGTAT